GGCCGTTTGCGCTGTATTGAAAATACATTCGATTTACGGCCACTGACTGATTCGACGCCGACTAAACCGTTTGCACAAAATGTAGTGTACGTTTCGGTGCCGTGCAATGTCGGCACGGTTACGCCGTTAACGATTTTCGTGATTGCGTCAAGCGTGCACTTTGCGACTTTTTTATTGTTTTTAGTTGCCATTGTTTTTGTCGGCTTTATTTCACGTCGTGCCGTTCGCGACGGTTGAAATATGAAAGTGTTACTGTCGAAAAGCTTTATTGCTTTTCATGTATATAATATACCACGAATGAAAAACATTGTCAAGTATTATTTATAAAAAAAAATAAAAGTCGTATAAATAAATTATACGACTTTTTACATTATCATCATGGCTTAAATATGACTTATAATCGTGGCTCATTCATCATAATATGGTTCATAACTGTAATTAGTTCATCATAATTGGCACGTTCATCACCGATACATAATTGTTCGCCATTTTCATATATGACGCCGATAACATTATTATCAGTATCAATGATAAACCATTTACCATTTTTATATTGTGGTATGTTAATGCCATTATCAATGAGTTCATATTTTACTTCAAGTTTAGTTAAAACGTTAATCATGTTTTCAATCGGCTTTATTTCGCGTTGTGCCGTTCGCAACGGTTACATATTGAAAAGTGACTTGAAAAGCTTTATTGCTTTTCATGTGCTAATTGTACCATTATATCAAAACAATGTCAAGTAATATTTATAAAGTGGCTAACACGGCAAGCCGTGAGTAACACGGCAAGCCGTGTTAGCGGTAACTCACATTAGCGGTGACTAACATTTCATGCCGTGTTAGCGGTGGCTAACATTTCATGCCGTGGCGGTGGTGCCGCGTTAGCGGTGACTAACATTAGCGGTGACTAACATTTCATAACTGGGTAGACAGCCGTAATTAGGTGGGTATATATCGTTAGACAATTTTATATCGTTAGACAGGTTTTGCTATTTGGGTAGAAATATATCGTTAGACAGGTATATATCGTTAGACAATTCTTCCTGATAATTCATACCTTCCCGTTAGCATATACCCACCTATGTATGTCATAAACTATAGGTGGATATGGTATGTATCAGGTGGAAAGTACGGCTGATGTAAAAAACCGCTTGCATAGTTGCAAGCGGTCACTGATTTAACAGTCAATTATTGATATAGTATTGAATAGCCATTCAACCACGTTCTCAGCGGTCATCAAGGCACTGTTTAGCTGTAAATTGTTGATTTGATTTATTGGTTCAAGCTCGCTGTCGTCATTGGCGTTACACAATATATAGTATGATACGAACCAGTTTGAACACGGCGAACAATAACGAATTTTGAACCGCTCACAACCACAACGATATATAACAGCTATGTCATTATCATCGTTACAATTACCGTACAAGTGCACGCTGTCAAGCGTCATGTGCAATAATTTTGTTTTGTATTGATTACGGTATACTTTATTAACCGCGACTATAATATCGTTCAGCATTTCAAGTTCATGAATACTCATTAACCGACCGTCAAAATCGCTGACAACTTTAAGTTTACCACCGAAAGTGTCGTAATAGTCAACGTGATGGTTACTCATTTTTTTTAAGCATTTTTATATACCGCTTGCACTTGCGGTATTGCTATTGATTGATTACGATAATAATATTACCATACAATTATTAACTTGTCAATAGTAAATTAAAAAAAATTGTGAATTATCACATAATACATAGGTGGGTGTGCTGAATACGACTGGTGTAAAATCTACCTAGTCGGTATACCCCGCCTATGTTTTGATGTCTTCCTGAATAATGAACTCCGCCTGCTCGATTTCGTCTTCCCGGTTGGTTATGTCTAGTTGGTTATACCCACCTAGGCATATTACTCTTATAGCTCAGGCATAACTGCCTGCCTAGGTAGTTGCTCCTTCCCATTGTGAAGTACCTACCTAGTGCTTATTCATTTCTAGATAGATAGTCATTCCCGGAGATAAATTTCGTTAGACAATTCTATCTAGATTTATTCTTCTGCCTATATTATTCGTTAGACAAAAATTTACTCCCAGAAAGATTGTCTGTTCTGCACCTAAATATCGTTAGACAAGAGATATGCCCAGATAGATTCTTCTCACACTCGGACATTTTTAGTTAGACAACTCTATTAAAGAAATTTCTTCTGGGTTGTGCAAATTGCACAAAGAAATTTCAGGTTTTAGAGAGTGGTTTGTGTTTTCCCCGGGAATTTCCTCGTCAACTTTTTTCTGGAAAAAAGAAACCCACCAACCAAGGTGGGTCTCCGGGTTGTGCAATTTGCACAAAGGTTATTCAGAATCCTTATCTTCTGTGATTCTAGGCGTGAAATTTATCTGGATTGAGCCAATATTGTTCTGAATATTCTTCTGTTCCAGTTTAAGTGGTATCTCTATCTGCTGTCGTGCAAGCTCATTTGCTGCCTTAATTCTGGTGTCAAGTGATGCTTCAATACCAAATTGATCTAGCACTTCTCCCCTCATAACTGACGTGTAAAACTGCAGAATCTCGGTAGAATCAGCGATAGAGCGGCTTTTCTGCTCATCCATCTGATGTTGTATTTCTCCCCTTATGTAGTCCCTGTCCAGCAAGGCCCTTCCTTGAGCAGCCGGCGTCCGAGACTTATAACCTGCTTCTATAACAGCTTGTGTAGCGTTCTTTGATTGTAGATAATGATTTATAAATGATTGTTCTAATGGTGTTATTTGTCTTCCTGTATATGTATAGTATTTAATATTTTTTGATGGTGTAGACATAATATTTATTCCTTTCAATTCATTTCTCCCGCCTTACTTTTTGGTTTTTTATGTTTATATTATATTCCCGGAATGGTTTGGCGGTTATTTGTTTTTCTATATTATAGTTATTCCCGGAATATGTTTTTGCTATAATATAGGTTTGGCACAGCTTTTACTACAGCTTTTACTATACCACATCTTACCATATATATTCAAATGTTTTTCATTTATCTCCCGCCCGCTCATTTTTCCCTCGATTAAATTTTTAAGCCCTCTAATAATCTTTTTAGCAACTGTTATAGGTAAATCATTATCGTTAATCGTTATCATTATTCTACGCTTCCTGTATATGGTGCGTCCCACCAATCAATTAAAAAGTCCTGAGAACGACCACCTAACCACGTCCTATATCCAAGCAACTTATCTTTATCAATAGAACCTCTTATCCCTTCAATTTCAACACCTACAAACATTGATTTTATTATATCCCCATTTGTAACTACCTTTTTACAATCGTCATCATTCATATCTGCCTCCTTCGCTTCGTCAATCAAGAAGTTATCAACACTTGTCTCATAGTCATATTGTGATATGTCATTGTCTTCGTCATCGTAGTCTTCATCCCAACTACAAATATCCATACCGCTAAACACCGCTAATTTCTCTTGCATTTCTAATGCACGGATTGCCATGTCAAGACATTCTTGATATTTTTCATAACTTATTATGTTCTTAATACCTTTTAAGCTAATTATTGCTTCGGCTATCGACATTTTTTCTTCCTCCGTTTCACTAGGTTTAGTTTTTGTTTGTTCCTCTTTAGTCACTCTTATTCCTCACTTTCTGCTTTATATGGCTTTGGTAATGGCATCCATGCTACTACATCGTCATATCTTTCAAAATCTGGTTTTCCGGCATTGCCATTCCACCATATTTTTTCTTTACAAAGCCCCATCAAATCAGAATAGTTGACAATATAAACTCTATTCCATAAATTGTTACAAGCCTTTAATCCTCTAGTCACGAGATAGCGGCTACTTTCTTCTGGCAACCTCTCACTACAAGGAATCCACTTTGTTCGCTCTCTTAACTGTTTTAATTCTTTCAGCCACTTTACTAACTGTCTAAATTCTAAACACCCTTGTAAGTTTCCATGTGTACGTTCGTATTCGGCATTATCGACATATCTTTTAATGGCTTCATCTATTGTCATTTTCTACTCCTTTCATTTAATCATCACTCCACAGTACAAATGCTTCTCCCTTTTCAGTACCGGAATCCTTTAATTGCTTTACATACTGAATTGCATCTTCTTTTGACAAGTCCTCTGGTACATCTATTTTATCAATATCCCAATCTTTAAGTAGCATATCTAAGTTTTCATCATTTTCTACTTCCATGATTTCACCACGGGTTGGATAATATCCAGAACCACTTCCAACATCTGTAAGAATGTATCTTGAACCATTTAATTCAAAGCAGTATCTTGTGTCCCAATAATATCCATCATTATATCCCTCTTTTTTGATTAGCTTATAATCACTAATAGACATCATTGTTGTCAGTGCATCTTCACCCATTTTTGCACCACAATTTGGACAATAGTTGTGTGGTTTCCCATTAACTAAATCAACAATCCCATAGCCACATTCTGAACAACGTCCGTATTCATATGTCTTATCAGTAAATATCCAATGCCCTGTCTTTTGCGTACTAGTCTTTTGCTCTAGTATTTTGGATATTTCTTCGAGATTTTCGATAACCTCTCTCATGCTTCCGGCAATGTATTGAGTAGGACAATTTTCATCACAAGATTTACCACTCACCTCACATTTCATACAAGTGATTAGATGTTTTAGTTTGTTATTCCGCTCTTCTTTAGTCATTTTCTATCTCCTTTTTAATCAACCCACATTGGAAATGGTGGTAATTTATCTATCCGCCCACAATAGTAATCAATTTTTCTTTTATCGTATAATCTCCATAAGTAATCAATGTAATCCATTTCTTTCCTTTCCATTTCTGATTTTTTCAACACATATCTTTTCGTGACTATATGCTCCACAATACTGTGCAACCTCTGTGCCACAATCAGGACAAACAAGTTTCCCACTTTTTACCCCCTCTACTGCACAATTCCAACAGCCGACTTTGACTTCTTCAATCATTCGCTACCTCCTTTGTTTTTTCACTGAAAATCCATAATTTGGTCGGCTTCCATACGCTGTGACATATTCAGTTTTCTCCAAATGTTTCTCTGTTTACGAACAACTGCATGTCCAAGTGTTGTGAAAGTCTCGCCATTTTCACTCATCTTAAACAGTTTTCCCTGATTGCTCAGTTCATAAATAACGTTCTGAAGTGTTACATACTGGCGGATTAAATTGTTCATATTGTGCCTCCTTTTGCACTAGCTCCAAGCACTTGCTTGATGCATACTTACTTTTTAAGTATGTAAACATTATATCATAATAATTAAGATATTGCAAGCACTTTTTACAAATATCTTTGAAATTTTTCAAAAACACCGATTATGTATTTTCTGCCTATAATATCAGTATTATCAGTATTGCTATTGGAAGCAATATAAACCACCATTTAGAGCTAAATATCAGCTTTAAGATAAGCTTGGCTATTTCCCAAGCAAGCCGTACTGCTAAACTAAATATCCACAGTACGGCTCCTATACATATCACACATAACAGAATCATCAGTAATATATACCTCCATAAGTATTGGTATCATACTCTCCCCCTTCATGATTTTTACATCAGTCACCGCTTGCAATCTGGTCAAGCAGTTCCTCCAGCGTTGATACTCGAGGGTCATGTCTTGCACCGAACACCCACATTTCGCCATTCTCATAAATGACCCCTACATAAGGGTTCTCATCATTTGTGCTGACGATAAACAGCTTTGCTCCCTGATACTCTGGCACATCATTAAAGTTATAAACTTCTTCAGCCATTTCGTCCCTGGTTAAAAATCTGACATTGTAATGGTACTTCATTGTTTTTACCTCGCTTTCGTGTACTGGTTTTGTACTTGCTTTTCAAGTATGTAAACATTGTATCACAATCTTTGAAATATTGCAAGCACAAATTTCAAAACCTTGTATGTCAAATATGTATAGGTGGGTTTATTACTTATGATGTATTTTTATCCACCCACTCTCATTGTTACCAGTCAATGATTTTATATGTTACTGTATAATAAAAGCACGCTACAACGTGAATATAAGCGTTGTAGCGTGCTTTATAGCGTGCTATGATATTATATACCATGCAATATATAAAACGTCATACACGGCGAAATAGCGTGCCTTATCTTAACAACTTTTTCAATCACCCAATAAGAAAAGAGTCATTCCACCAACATTTACTTGACAGTTCTTTCTCAATCCTAAGATTGGTATGCCCAACCATCAATGATCTATCTGTAATAGTTGGTCTGTTCTTCATACGGTCAAGTACCTCTTCAGCGTGCTTCTTGTCTTTACCGCACACTGTTATCAGACATCCCTTGTATGTATCAGTATCTCCAACTATATAATAATCGTATGTATCCATTACTTACTCCTTTCAGTCACAATAAAATGTTAGTCGTGCCTGACTAACCCTCCAATTTACCAGATTGGCTATTTATCAGATTGGCTATGCGGTCATACTCACCTGCCTGTGACCACTGTCGATATACTTCCAGAGCTTTTTGTACTGTACAGCCGCAGGCTGTACAGTACGCTTCTATAAATTTATACACTTCTAAAAATCTATCCTGTTCCATTATCATTCTCCTTTCATTGCTTCAGCAAGTCCTTTACCAATGGCACGGCTCTGAGCGTCAACACCCTCTGAATATCCATACTTCCACATTGTAAACATCTCCCAGGCTCTCCCTGGTGTTGGTTCACTAATCATATTGGAACCGTTCGTACCAATATGATAGTATCCACTCCAAGCACTAACTTCAAACGGCTCATGCTCAGGATGTCCTTCATTCCATTCATTGACCCACTCTGTAAGTTTTTTACATGATACTCTTGTCATTGTATTACTCCTTTCTTCCTTCATGAATGTCTACAATCGTTTTGATTGCATCCCAATCAGTAATCAACTTTCTTAATCTTAAATTCAGCACTTTATAACACGCGTCAATATGACTCTCGCATAAAGCTCGATTGAACCCTGGATGTATATCATCTTCACCGAACTCCTCAATCAAATTTCTGTTCAAATGAATCTCATCTCGTGCCAATTCTATTATGCTATTTGGCACATCATTTTCTCGGTAAAAATCGAAACAGTGTCTCTTTACTTCACACATATTATACCTCCTTATGTACTGTGCTTAGTTGTTTTTCATTACGCTTATAATTATATAACAATCTTTACAGCTTGTCAATAACTTTTTTCAAGATTATTTTGAAAAATAATGGGCTCCATGCTTAAAGCAGGGAGTCCCAAATTTGTGATAATGTTTAGTTCTGAAATACAGTATTTCTGTATTAGTTCGGTGTTCAAGTTCTTCCTTTACCACTTTATATGTCAGTTCAGTGGGTTCTGCTCTTTCAATCGCACCATTGCTGTATGTAGCAAAGGCATTCTCTGCTTGAATTACATCATAATAATTCTTACACTTATACTTTTTCTTCCTGTTTATTATACAGTCAGTCACATATCTCTGACCTAATTCATCTTGATTACCACTTTCTGCCCATACGGTTTTCACGATATATTCAAACTCTGCCTCGCTTATCACCCGTTTCTGTTTTGGTTTACTTTCAGATTTTACCGCTGATGTAGTTTCTACTGGTGTAGCCGTAACTTTCTTAGTTGCTGTATATGGTACAGAGACCGCCTCTATCGGCTTCACTTTATAAGCTGTATTCGTCACCATGATGGGTTCAGGAACTTGTCTCTGTGGCTTCTCTGGTGCAGAGAAAGCTGCTATTGAATATATAGACGCCCCAACACCAATCATCAGTGCTGTAGCAACTCCTGCCTTAATCAACTTTTTCTCTCTTACCTCTTTTTTGTGTTTTCTCCACGCACGCTCGTAATTAGATAACTGTTCGTTTCTCTTCAAAATTAACTCCTTTCGTAAAACAAATACGAGGGCGGTTTTTAAGCCGCCCAATGTTTATCAGTCAGCAAATTATCCGCCTAAGCATAACCGGTAACTCGTCATCTGTGAAGTCAATGGCTGTAAGAAATTTACCACGATACTTGCCAGGATTTTTTCCAGTGCCAATATCAAACTTGACTTGTTCCACACCATCGACAACTCCGTTGAAAAATGATTCTGTACCAGGATTGAAGTACATTCTGTGCATTAACACATTGATTGTGGCAGTGTGGACTGGTGTGACATCGTCCACATAACTGAATACTACGATTGTCTTGTCGTTGAACTTTAACTTGTTTTTCATAAGATTGCACCTCCATATGTGCTAGTTACTAATTGTTTTTCATTACACTATTTATTATAGTGCAATCTTATAAAGTTGTCAACAATATTTAACAAAAAATTTATTAGATTGTAATTTCTATGTGGTCATAGTCCACCCTCAACAATGATACGCTGTCATAATTGGCTATGAAGGTAAGTACCTGCTTATTCGTACCATAATACTTATCTCGAATTTCTTCGACATCCACACACATATCATATGTGCCATCATCCTGGAGTGAGTGCTGATAATTCAGTACACACATTCCAAAATGTTTCCTCATTTCCTCCATTTTACATGGTATTAAACCTCTGAATGTCACTAACATATTATCACCTCACAGTATATCGAATATATAGTCTGGCTCCAGACCCAACTCTTCCATCATTATTTCATCAGGGTCCATACAACTTGTACCCTCGATAGCATCATATATTTCTGAAGCTGTATCCTCCACCAAACTTACCGCTTCTTCCTCTGTAAGTCCGTCTCTGTGCATTAGTATTCTTACAACTCTGTTCCTTGCGTCCATAACTATACTCCTTTTTGTGACTCTCTCGCCACTTTGCTAATACTTCTTTTCTAGTTGCGTTCATCTTCTTGTTTACATACCACCCCTGCTCTTTGGTGAGTGCGTGAGCATAACTCACCTGCCCACGCACCCACATCCTGCACTGTCTGTAAAGCTTCTGAACTGTATCCCAGTCTTCGGCTTCATATATCTCCTTCTGAAATTGCTTTATAGCATTATGAGTTTCTCTTATCTGCATCTTCGATTGGCTCAACCTGTGAAGCTGTAAAGAAAGCTGCCTTTACCATATACATTCTAGCATACGGCTTCTTATCATCAGTCTCTTCGGTTGAGTCCTCCTCCTTTCTCTGTTTGCTCGGCTTCCATATTGATGTTTTGAATACAGCGTGCTCTCCCTTCTTCACGCTGTATCCCTTGCGTTTCCACCCTGCGAATGTATCAACGGCTTCTGTAACATTGTGCAATGCACATTCTGTGTCCAGTATTTCTGCATTAGTCATTGTTATTGTCCTCCTTATTTTTGATAATCAACAACATTTTCTCTACGTACTTCAGTCCCATACTGATTGCTGCCTGACCCGCACCACTCTTTCGTGCGTATGAATCACGTCTCAAACTTGAAACGCTCTCATCATAAAAATATGGTGAAATTCCATAACGTGACTTCCAGTCAACATAGTTGGCTTTAATCTCTGCGTCAGTTCCTGAATGAACTGTTTCATTGCACATCTGTAACATACTACGCATTCCGCGAAGTTCTCTTACAAGTTCAGCTTCTTCATAATCACTTAACATAATTGCCTCCTTTGGCTTTGTGCCATTGCCGAACCTACTGGTCGACTTGCTTGTTTTTGTTTACGCTATTTATTATATAATAATCTTTACAGCTTGTCAATAGCTTTTTTGAAGTTTTTGAAGAAATTTCAAAACAATGCATGAGCTCTAGGTTTTACTACTGATGTAGTTTTCTTTACTGTCTTATTTACATGATAAGTATTTTCTTGATGGTGAAGGAGCTGTTGTGCTTTATTCACAACCCAAGGGTCATTTAATGGTAAAAATGCTCCGGAACTACCATCCCAGCCTTCAAATGCTTCTGCCCATCCAACCTGTTGACTTATTTCTGGGTATCTATTCTGCAAGTCAGCAAGCTCAGTGCCCCATCTACTCCATTGAACATCTGATATTATATTTTGGTCCATCTTATAATAAATACAAGAGTGGACTAACATTTGAAGTCGCCTTCTCTGTATGAGTTCAGCGACTTCAAGTTCTTTTCCAGTGAATATTTCATATAGTGCGTATGTGTTAGACAATTCTACAGCTCCTTGTAAATCTTATTCCTAACTGATTTCAGTCTACGGACTTGCTCATTCAACCTCTTCCTATTCATTCGATCTGCTGATAATATCTCCTGAAATTCATCAGTAATCTCATCTAAGCTGTCAACTGCATCGTGAAGCTGTGTCTGATAATATTCATTGATAGTCTGCTCCATTTCAGCCCAACCATCGCCTCTAATATCATCAAACATATCTGATAACAGCTCTTTAGCTTCATACCCCAACTTGTCTTCGACAAGCCGGAGCATTTCTTCTTTATTTGACACCCATTCCTGTGTGCCATCAGCTAATGTAATCATTCTTCTCCCTCCTTTATATAATATGCAGGATAACGTCCAGTTTCAGCATAACCACAATTATAGAATATGAACTCATTTATAATCTGGTCGAATGTATATCCCTGATTTGCTTCATAGTCTTTCTGAATATCAACTGTTAAGCCCCAACTATTATCAATCCTAACTTTGTTGGGAACTACATAAATATCCCTGCCCTCGTTATACAGCTTTCTTGCTATACGCTTGTCTACTCTCTGGTACTGTGTACCATATCCAAAATCGTACATTGTTTAGCCTCCTTTAGCTAACTGGTGGAGCTACTTTCGTAGCCCCGTTGTTTTTGTTTACATATAAATATTATCATACAATCATTAGGTTGTCAAGCACTTTTTGAAGAAACTTTTAATATTTCTTCCTCTACGATTGCTGACTTGATTACCCAGCCACTCCACTCAATTTTACTGAGGACTTCCCGTTTGTATTTATCAACGGCTTCCTTCAACTCTTCATCTGAATTGAATGGATTGACATAGTTATGACCCCCGCATTCTGGTCCCATACCGAAAAACTGTGATACAGGATTTGTTATTGGTCGTCCACATTTCATACAGCATTGTACTGTCTGAAATCGTGTATCAGCATGGAGCTTCATATATACCATGCCTCTTGTTTCTTTAACTTTGGTTCCTACCATTTCTACCAATGGCATTGGAACATCATTGTTCCACTTTGCCATAAAATCAAAACCTGGAGTAGCTTTCTTTGTCATGTATGGTTTCACTTTAATATGATATATCTGCTCGTCTACGCTATCTCTTGACGTTCTCTCCGCTTCGGTTGAACTCTTCAGTAAAATGTTCATACCGTCATAAAGAGCTAAATCTCTCGGTATCTCTGAAACACTGGCATAGCGAGTACCGTCTATCTCAACGGCACCGTTCCAGTTTGAAAGTACATTCCAAACCATATTGCACCTCCATTTGTGCTTGGTTGTTTTTTGTTTACGATTATGATTATATAACAATCTTTACAGCTTGTCAACAACTTTTTACAAGAAATTTTTACACACAAAAAAGCGACCTAGGTAGCCTGGTCGCTTCGTGCGTGCGTATAATTATATATGTAATTTCTTAGTTTCTCAGCTTAAAAGCTCAGAAGCAATCCGAAGGAAAGCTACTATATCAGGTGTTTCCTCGCTGTATGCCTTACTCATAAAGTCATCTAATATATGAGCTCCAAACTCACAGTCATCTGTGTCTTTAACATACTTAACAAGTTCAGACTGAAATTTCTTATGAACTTCATCATACCGGAGAGCGGCTTCAATGGCACGCTTCTCAAGTCTCTTAATTTCTTCTCTTCTTAGTTCATCTAGTGCTTCCTGGGGTGACAGCTTGCGTGCTGTTTCCTTACCTTCTAGGCTATGCTCGTATGCAGTGCAGTCTTCCTCACGGTCAAAAACCTTTCCATCATTTGCTACATATCTCATAATATAGACTCCTTTCATTATAGAGAATTATTTAGTTAGACAATTTTTTATTAGACAGTTCTGTCCTTCTTCGCTTTTTGAGCTTCACGAATTTCGTTGGACAATTTTGGTACTTCCCAAAATTCTTTATCATTCTTGATTGTATCTCGTGCCTCAGCCCAAGCTTTTTCAAACTTGTCAGCACCTTTGATATGGTTTGTTTGTGGTATCTCTCTCTTATTCACCATAAACCATAAATTCCTAAGGAACAGTACCATCTGTATTGTACTGAACGCTTCAAACAGAGTAACGTGCTTGTTTTTTCCAGTCATCAAATTCGGTCGTGACTGAGAACATACATACTTTGTCACAGGACGCTGTTGCTGTTCAGAATAGAATTGTGTTCGGTTTACTAATACCTGATAACCTTTTCTATTCAATGCCAACTGCAACTTGTATATCATATTGTTATTATTGTTTGCCACCAGAATAATTCCTTCCCATATTGATGAAATCTTCGTCAGTCATAATCTCTTAACTCCAACAACCACTTGATATGTGGAATCATTCTCAATCGGATAATTATATGTTTGACCATTGAGATTCTTTTCTTCACATTCATCAATTTGCTGTTGTATCCACTCGTCATCAATGTGAATTATCTTCTTTTTGTTCTTTATTCGGTCCACTGACTTCGTATCCTCCTTTCATTACACCTGTATCAAAAAGTGGCTTTGCATTTATTTCTGCATTCCACTTCTCCCAACACACTTTACCGAACCCTAGTTCCTTTGACTCTTCATTTTTCAGCTTGCGTCCACACCTGATACATCGCTCGTATAGTTTCATTTTATCCTTTCGCTTACTGCTTTATAATCGGCTTGTATGACGTTTTTAACAATTACATGATAGTTTATACGTTGACAGTTCAAAACGTGCTTACAAGTCGAATATAAGCCGATATTTATAAAATTTCAGTTAGTGCAAACCGTGTAGCATAGCAATCATCAATCTGACCATTTTTAACTCCTAATACTAACCGCTGTACCTCTTGTACACACCAGACTAAAAACTCTGTGTCAAATTTGCCCACATACTTTTTGTTATAGTATATAGCTCCTTTATCAAGTCCTGTTACTTCACTGATATTCTCACCTTTATCACAGCATTGTATGAGCATTACTGCCTTCATACTGTTGTATAGTGTTCCTAATATCGTGATACTCGGTGTACCATTCTCTCGTAATGTTCGCTCCATATCAAAAGCTGTATCTACATTTAATGATAATACAGCTTCCACAAACTGAAATACTGATACATTTTCGGGCTGATATATACTACCATCTGTTACCAACTTCTCAAATGCTTTATCAGTAGTTGTGTCAGTTGCCTCTGCATACTGATTAACTTTGTCTGCTTCAAGCATACATTCATCATATCTATGTTCGCACACTTCAACTATATATTTTGACTGTTCACTTGTCAAGCCAGGACACGCTTTCTGAATGTACCTAACAAGTACATTTGTGTCCAATGGTTCATAATTGACCGTAACATCTTTGAAGTATTTACCGAATTTCAATCTACTATCTAGCTTTTCATACAATAGCACTATAACATTGTTCTCAATGTCTTTGGCTATTGTAGTATATGCTTTTTCTTGCTTTGTAAAATCAGTATCATCTCTGATAACATAAAAGTGCTTTGACGCTCCGAACAATGACCGTGTTGTGCAAGAGCCGTAAATATCAGCTACACTATTTGCCCTTGTTATCGGCATACCATACACTCTGCTCATTTGCTTCAGATATATATTCATTATACCAATTTCGGTTCCTGTGAATATATAGAAGTTTTTCAGTCGCTTATGTATGATATCTTCCTTCAAGTCAATCAAAGTCATACCACACACTCCTTAACTTGAATACCCACCAATCAAAAAGCTGTTGTTTATTCACACCTAACTTCATTGAATCACGGTATGCCCAGTTGGTACACGGAACACCGCTTGCATACTTTATCGGACTCTTACCTTCAGTTATTCGCTTTATACAGAGCTGAACAAATGCAAGCATAAACAGGCTTAAATCATAACCTTCATCATTACTTTTAAGTGCCAACTTATTTCCGGACTTAAAAGCATTTGCACTCTCTACCACTGATATATTGTCAGCTACCATTTCAACATAGTCGAGAAAGTCTTGACCATATTCAAATAACTTCTGTAATTCATATGGTGTATTTGCCATCTCAATAAAGTATGACTGTTGTTCTGGTGTCAGCTTATGCTCTGTATCGAGTGAACTTAATATCAGCCCCTTATCTTCCGCTGTATATGGTTGCATATTCATCACAAAACTCCTACTTTTTATTGTAGGAAGTAATGTACTGTCATCCATCAATGTCATCACAAACCAAGCATAAGTCGGGGCCTCTTCGGTAACTTTGAGCAAGGCATTCTTCGCTGCATTCTTCATATTATCAGCATTTTCAAAACAATACAGCACTTTGTCTGCTGTTTTATATGCCGTATCAACTACCTGTCTTACAGCATCAACTTTTATATCTGATGGTGCATACACACAATTCAGCTTCTGTGCTATAAATTTTGCCATTGTACGTTTACCACTACCCTTTGGACCTATAATGACAATGGACTTTGGCACCTTATCATTCTTAACAGCCGTATTTAGCCACTCGATGTTTCTCTCTTGTCCTATCATTACTCTTTACCCTTTCCATATTCTCTCAATGATGACTCAATAAATAGAATAAAATCAGCAATAACAACTGCCTTTGCGTTCTGTTCCCATTTGATTGAAGCATTGAGCTTTACAAGGTCATTCAGTAAATCAATCAGATCGTTTACAGTACGAGTATTATCAAAATATGAAGCAAGTACATCTTCCCATTTGTTTGGTATTTTGACATAATCAAAATTTCTTGTTACTGAAAAGATATTCATGTCAAGTACAAACTCAAAGAAATCTTTAATGAATACCTTTATGTCCTTGCCATCAGCATACACCTTGTTAATAATTTCGACTGACTTCTCCCCACCACCACTTGTGTCTTTGACTAATGCTTTGACAAGTGCAAACATTGTATCATAGTCCGCCACTCCAAGTGCTTCTACAACGGTATTCATCGTTATAGTGTTACTGTATGATGTACACTTATCTAACAATGTGATAGCGTCTCTCATACCACCATCGGCAATCTTCGCTATATACTTCAATGGTTCGATTGATGGACAATCAATACCCTCTTTATCAACAATGTATTCAAGTCTTTCAAGTACACCTTTTTGTGATATTCTCTGAAAATTATATCGCTGTACCCTTGACAGTATTGTTGCAGGAATTTTTTCAGGGTTAGTTGTACAGAAAATGAATATTGCTTTAGCAGGTGGTTCCTCAAGTGTTTTCAGCATTGCTTGCCACGCCTGGTTACTTAGGGCGTGTACTTCATCAAGAATAAATACTTTGTACTCTGAATACAGTGACCTAGTCTCGGCATCAGTTGTCAGTCTACGAATGTCATCAACTGAATTATTTGAGGCTGCATCTAATTCGATTGGTCCTCCTTCACCATTGTTTATCTCATTTGCGAATATTCTAGCACAAGTTGTTTTACCTGTGCCCGCACCACCGCAAAACAGATAACCATGCTTGATTGTGTTAGACTCAATCTGATTTTCAAGTATCGTTTTAACTGAACCTTGTTCAGTCACATCATCAAATGTATGTGGACGATACTTAATTGCTAATGTTTCCATTTGGTTCTCCTTTACTTTACTTTGATATAAACATTATACTATAATCTAAGCTATTTGTCAACATCAAATATTGGGTGCCACATATTATTCAGTACAGCTATCAATGTTCTGAAATACAGCTTTGTAGCATCTTTGTCAATTTTAGTAACCCAATATGCTTTCTGTTTATAATCAAAATAACCATTGACGTCTAAATTGATACCACCATAACAATCTGCATAATTTGAAAGGCATACACAGCACCCATACTGCTCAAATGACGCTCCACAAAATTCGGGATTAAGTGCTATTGCCATCGCAATAGGGTCAGCAAAATCAAGACAACGGCTACCGAACCTATCCTCATTCAGTTTAATAAGCGTTTCATTTATAGCCATAAATGTCTTTCCTGCTATGCCACTATTGTAAATCTCTTTTATATCCTCGGCTGTAAACATAGCATCTAAGCACATATCCCAACCAATAAAATGTACATCTTCACAAGTGTTCAACACTATTTTAACAGCTTCTGCATCTTGCCATACATTAAATTCTGCAACTGGTGTAACATTACCTTCACCCTTCCCTGCGGTTGCCATTGCCCATATATCTGCACGCTTCATAATATCGGGATACAACTTACAAGCATATGCAATATTTGTTAGAGGACCTAAGCACACTATAGTAGCATATTTATTTGTATCCACGAATTCTGCAATCCTATCAATGGTTAAAGCAAGGTTTGGATAATAGCTATCGCCATATGCACAATACTTATTATATCCAGATAAGCCATCATTACCATGAGTTTCATAAGCCCTATAAGACTTTCTTACAATCGGTTCAGTAGCCCCTGCAACACACCTAATATTTGATACAACCCTATGCTCAAATCCCTTCAATACAAGCTGTACATTACTCCAACATTGTTTCAAGTCTACATTACCGTCAACACATGATATACCATCTACCAATATACTTGGTGAGGCTATTGCCATAGCAATAGCCACAAAATCATCTGAGCCACCGTCTGTGTCAATCCACATTCGTTTCATATTATCACCTTTCTGGTATTTTAACTTTTTAGCTTATACACTCCCCAATGTGCTGCTTCGCCGTACCGATTGTACCCCTTATCGGTTGTCATTGATATATCATATCCATCTTTACGCAAATTAAATATGATTGCTGATAAACGAGTGATACCCCATTTATCAAATGCTTGCTTACTTGTCAACGTATTACCTTTTGACATATATTCAAGCACCCTCTTTGTTTGTGAATTTTTCAGCTTCGGCATAAGCTACCTCCTCATTAGCGACCACTACTACCATAAGCATTAGTATTTCTGCCACTTGTGGACTCGTCCAAATCATCAACAATATCTATTGAAGGTAATAAACATGGCTGTATTATCATCTGTACTACTTTATCACCCCGATTAAAATGATAGTCAGTATCACCATGATTTTCCAGTACAACCCTAACATTACCCCTATATGAGCTATCAATCACACCACCTGGACAAACTATATGATGCTTGAACATAAGCCCACTTTTACTTTCCATTTTACCAAAAAAGCCAATCGGTATCTGAACCTGAACTTTTAAGTCAACGATAACAGAACTTCCAGCTTTTATATCTACATCATCTGGTGTACAAAAATCCATTCCAGCGTCATCAAAATAAGCCTTCTTTGGTGCATAGCCACCCTCTAGTATCTTTATTCTCATTTATTAACCTCCTTGAGCAACTCCTTAAACTCTTGTTCAGTCACTATATAATAGTTTTGGGTATGATGTGGTTCTCCAAAATTAAAGCATAATGCTGAATGACTCTTTCCCATTGCAAATGCTTCTTCTTCGTTCTTTTCAAGCCACTCTCTTTTGATACTGAATGATTGTTTTTCTTTTGTACAAGTCTTACATTCAATCAGCCAATCATCAAGTTCTACATCACCGGCTACAAACATTGGTGCTCCACTATTAGCAACAACTTTGCCTTTTAGTGCTTTAGCAACGCTCTTCTCTTGCCTACTACTAAAATATCGTGTTGAATTTTTATTACAAGTCATTAAATACCCAGTGCTCCTTTCTTTTTATTTTATACGCTTGACACTGACTTATTCCATATTCCTTGCAAACTTCCTTATAGTTCACACCAGAATTCATCTTTTCGTATATTTCTAATACCTGAGTTTTTGTCAATTTACAATTACTATTATTCGCACCTTTTCGTGTTTCAGAAAAATGCTGTCGCATTTTGAGCGACCACTTTTTACCTTTTCTATATTCGCTTAATTTTTGTTTTGTAGAATCTGAAAGGTGTGTACCTAATTTTGATTTTCGTATTTTTTCACCTGCAATTTTTCGAGATTTGGCTAACTCTTCTGGAGTTTTTCGTATCGGTGTTCGTTGTTTACATACATAATCCTTGCCCCAACGATTATCTCGTATTTTTTGTATTTCTTCTTTAGTTCGTTTTCTGCCATAGTTACCATTTCGAATACCAGAACAAGCCTCACTTATCTTTTTTCGTACTTGAGGTGATGCTTTAACGCCTAAACCAAAATTAGCATTATCTATTAAATTATATCCCTTTTCAACACAATTTAATTTTTTAATATAATAAGTTTCTCTATTTCGTAAATCCTGTAAATTATCCTCTTCTAAAATAAGAAATTCAAAATTAGCCTTGCCATATTTATTCCAAGCATTTTGCAAATGTAAATTATTATGAGTATTACTATCCAAAGCTTTTATATGCTGTTTCCAACGACTTTTAATGTCAATAGAACTACCCACATAATATTTACCATTAATCTTGTTTCTTATCATATAAACACCTATCATATAATCACGCTCCTTTAATGTAATTATATATGGTATCTAATAGAATGTAAAGTACTTGTTGCACCAGAGTTGGGTGTACGCTTACCACCCAACTTTTTTGCAACGTGCTTCTCTTGTTTTGTACTGAAATATCTAGTGCTATTTTTATTCATCAGTCAAAGTCAGGCTCAACGTCATACTTGTCGTCAAAGCCAGCCTCCTTTAATAACTCAAGGTCATATTCTGCGGACTGCTTTATGCAATTACTGAAGAATATATCACTGAACCATCTGCAAAAGTGTGGATTATCAACCTGCTTATTGTACTCATACTTTACAGCAGGATTATGAAAATTTGGTACAATGAGTACCGTAAAGTCATCAGGGTACGCATTATCTCCAGTCCAATTAAATACCTCATTCATAACCTTCCCTGTGGTGTAATACACCATGAAATGCTTCTGGTCATACCCGGCTTTCCTGAACTTCTCTTCCCAATCCTTTAAGTTCTTATGAAGCTGAATTTTTGAGATATGTTCAAGGTCAATTCCCTCAAATGCCATATCCTGGTTATTCACAAACTCGAATAACATTCTCTTTGCCTGTTTCTCTGGTACTTTTACTAATGCCATAATTCCTCCTTAAACTAACTTGTAATCGCTGAATATCTGATTTTTGGTTTCAGCTTTAAATCCATACTGTTTCAAAAACTACTAACTTGTAATCGCTGAATATCTGATTTTTGGTTTCAGCTTTAAATCCATACTGTTTCAAAAACTCTTTGATGTGACGCACGGTTGTAGCAGAATCATACATATACGGTGTAAATATCGTCACACAATCTCTTGCATCATCATCTGATGACTTGCACGCTCTCTTGTTGATTTCGCATACTTTCGACTTGTAGCTGTAAAGTGTCAGCTTGTCATCATCCTCCTCAACAACCGCTTTACCATAAAAGCTCTTTGCTTTATCGAACTTTGCCGACAAATCCCATGTGTGTTCATCGTTCATAGTGATACCTCGCTTTCGTATTAAATGAGCAACACTTCGTTTACATTTATTATTGTATAACAATCTTATGGGTTTGTCAACTGTTTTTTCAAAAGTTTTTGAAGAAAAAAGTAGCACTCATTTCTGAGTGCTACAACCTCTAAAACTTTCGTACCTGTTCATCAAGTTCAGTTCGCATTTCTTCATTGTCTCGTACAAACTGAATAACACTTGCTTGACCTTGTATTTTTATTTCTTTACCTTCATCATCAGTAACAATTTCACCTGTTTCTGGATCTACAAATGTAAACCATGCTCCAGCTTTATTGATTATTCCATCTTTGATTGCGGTATCAACTAAATCAATGACTTCATCTATACCATAGTCATACATCAATGTATAATATCCAGTTCGGCGGTCTGGCTTATCAACTTTGTTTTTGACAATGGAAACCATTACTTTATTTCCCATAGGTTCATCACATGATTTCTTTAGTGTATCACCTTTGTCATCTACAAAGTCACCTTTACTGAACATGAACCTTTGAGAACAATTATGCTTCCACCCCCTACCACCTGTAGTAACTACTCCACCGTACATACTGTTCATATTCTCTCGTATCTGGTTTATACCAATTACGGTACAGTCATACTTCT